TCTATGTTATCAACGGCAAAAAATATAAAGCGGTTTTAGATGAATCACCTAAAGAAGTTGAGCCAATTAATGGGGTTTATCGCACACTTACGCTATTCAAATCTTCTGGTTATAAACCAAAGAAAAATGACCGCGTAACAATAAATAACATTGATTATATTATCAGTGGTTTCAGCTTTAATTCGGGAACGATTATTCTTCAACTTGAAGAGGATGCGAGTTACTAATGGTAATTAATGACGACATCGAAAAAGCCAAAAAGGTTCTAACGGATATTGATAAAAAAGCCGTCCCTCAAGCTATGGCGCGCACGATTAATAATGTTGCTGCAAAAGTTATGGTGAGAGCTGTAATAGATACGTCCAAGAAAGTGGATGTGCCTAATCGCTTTATTAAAGGGCGAGCGAAACTAGAACGAGCCAAGCCAAGACGATTAAGTGCATTTATTAAAGTTAACCGAGGAAATTTACCCGTTATCCGGTTAGTTAAAGGTGATGGGAGATTTATTCGAAGAGGCGAAAATAAAGGTCAACTAAAAGTCGGGAATCGTTTTTATCAACGGTCGTTTATTCAAGAGCTTAAGAATGGTCGAACTCAAGTAATGCAACGACAAGGGAAAGATCGTTATCCTATCGATGTAGTCAAAATTCCACTCAAAATTCCACTTACAGAGGCATTTCACTCAGAGGTTAAACGAGCGTACGAAAAGGAAATGCCAATGGAGTTGAGAACTCAACTAATTAGGCAAATACAGATAGTGGTAAAAAAATGAAAATTCATTCGAAGATCAGACAGGCAGTGATTGATGCTTTACAACCGCATTTACCAAAAGTTAAGGAATTTAGCAATGGCAAGCCATCATTCACCGATATTGAAACACAGAGTCCAACAGTAGCGGTATTTATTAGTAATGTTACGCCCACTGGTTATTTAGACGGAACATTACACGCGACACTACATGTTGCAGCATTTATGCGCTCAGCATCTAGAGAAGATGACCTAGATAAACTTGCGCAAGAAATCTATGAAAGCGGCATCGTTGAAGAATCATTAGTAAGCCTAACCGAAACAACTGCATTCTCGTCTTTTGATTACGAGCAAGACGAACAAATGGCAACGTGGATCGCTGCCGACATTCAATACAACATCACTTATGAGGTCAATAATGGCTAAGAAAGACACTACACCAATGAAAGGCGCAGGCACTCAGTTTTTCCGTCTAAAAGATGACAAAGAAACTACCGCTATTCAAGGTGGCACAATTTCAGCGGCAGAAATTAAAAAAGCCGACAACTGGGAGCGTATTGCAAAAATTAAAGAGTTATCGCCTGGCGAAGTGACCGCAGAAAGTTATGAAGATAACTACTTAGATGATCCAAATGCAGAATGGAAGTCAACAAGTCAAGGTGCTAAATCAGCGGGTGAAACATCAATCACTCTTGCATGGCTACCAGGCGATACTGCGCAACAAGCTATCGTCACAGACTTTGATAGCGGTAAGAAGAAATTTTACCTTGTTGTATATCCAAACGGTACACGAGATGTATATTTTGCTTGGGTTTCATCTTTAGGTAAAGCTGTCCCACAAAATGAGACAATGACTCGTACAATCAAGCTAACCAATGTTGGTAAACCGTTATTAGCTGAAACAAATCAAGCAGGTGATTAATTATGTTAAAACAAATCGAGTTTGAAGTCAGTGGTCAAGTTCTTCAGTTATCGGAGTTATCAGCTTTAGATTATCTCGAATATATCGAGTATATGAATTCCCTAGAAAAACCCGAACCAATCAAATCGGAAGATACAGAAAAGGAAATTAATGCAAAACTGAATCAAATGACAAGAAATAACTTGTTGGCTCACGCAAGATTAATCGCTTTTTCATTGTCACATTCTCAAACAGATAAAACTATTGAAGAGTTGCAAAAAGAAGTATTAACAACGCTTACCAATAGCGACTTTTATTTGGTCTTAGAGGCTGTTCAAAATGTGTGTAACTTCCCTAAATCTGAGGGGCGTGAAGAAACTGAGAGTACGGATAGTGAAGTAAAAAACGCCTAGAGGCCGAACTTGATTTTGTTTTAAAACTTGCGCACGAATTTAAGCGTGCAGACTACCGAAGAATGCTCCGTGAGATGTCTCTTGCGGAGTATTTTTCTTGGTATAAATATTTCGGAGCACGACCATTCACGCTTGAAATGCTTGATTATGGCTACGGAATAATCACAAGTTCGGTCTATAACTGCGCAGCTGCAAAACAGGTTGTAACCGCTAGAGATTTTTCTATCTTTAATTCTGATGATCCGCCAAAAGAAATGACGGATGAGGAAATGATGGAAGTGTCTGCTGCAAATTCAGGAGTATTGAGAATTGGACCAGATTAGCAATTTAAAAATAAAACTCGAGGCAGAGACAGCCAAGTTTACAGAAGAAATTAACAAGGCTAAAAAATCTCTAGATGGTTTTGGGAAAACGCATGGTGGTATTAATCTCACTAAAATTGCGATTGGTGGATTAGCTACAGCGGCATTAGCTGCCACAGGTGCAGTAGTTTCTTTCGTAAGTTCTTTAGGTGATGGGATAAAAATTTACGAAGAAACCGAGCGTTACATGGCCAGAACAGAGGCTCAATTAAGAGCAACTGGCGCAGCAGTTGGTTTTTCTTCTTCACAATTAGATGAATTTGCTCGTTCTGTTGCGATGAATACGCTTGCTAGTACAGACGGTGTTCGCCAAGCAATGTCAGTAATGATGACATTTAAAAGCGTTACTGGGGAATCATTTAAAGAGGCAATCAAGCTATCTCAAGATTTAGCAGAAACATTTGGTACTGATATTTCAAGTGAGGCTAGAAACCTTGGGCGCGCTTTAGAAAGTCCAGCCGATGCAATATCTATCCTAAAAAGAAAAGGCATAGAGCTTACCTCTGAACAGCAGAATTTAATCAATTCGTTTGTTGAAACTGGTGATAAAGCTAAGTCGCAAGAAGTTATATTTAAAGCGTTACAAGAGCGTGTTGGCGGCACTAGTGAATCATCAGCAAATGGTACATTATCTGGCGCTCTAGATACGCTAGGGCAAGCAACAGATGAACTAAAAGAACAGTTTGCCGAAACCACAGGTATTACTAAGTTTTTTAAAGGTGCGGTAGATAGTCTTTCGACCGCTTTTATTAACTTAACCAAAGCGATGAAAGGGGTTGATACTGCTACCCATGTTAAAAACTTAGAGAATGAAATATCTATCCTAGAGAAATCCAAAAAGTCTCTAGAACAACAGTTTGAATCTGGGGCTTTTGATGGTAGCGATGAGGTGTTGGCTGCAATGCGGGACCAAATGGAACGCCAGCAAGCCAACCTAGATAAAGCTCGTGCGAAATTAAAAGCAGAGCAAGATAAACAAAAGGCTGATGCGGATGCTGCAGAGGCTAATCGCAAGAAAGCAGAGAAAGAAGAAAAAGAGAAAGCTGGTAAGGCTCAACTCGAAAAAATTGAAGATAAACTAAAATCTCGACAACAAAAGCTAACAGAGCAACATGAAAAAGACAAGAAAGCGATACAAAATCTTGTTCTAAGTGAAGTTGAAATTAAAAAACGTGGTTTTGAAACAATTGACCAATTGAGAAATTCAGAACTTGGCAAACTTGAGCAAAATTACAATAAGCAACTTGCCGCAATAATCAAAGGCGAGAATAAGAAAACATCTGTTAAGTCTAAACATGACTCAGGTAGTAAAACGAGTGATGTTGCGTCTTTAGATATGCAGTATGCCAATGAAATGCAAAAACTAGCCTTGCAACATCAGCAACGCATAAAGACGATTAATAAGATGGCTATTTCTGAAAAAGAGGCTAAAGAGCGAAATTTCGGAAGTGCATTAGAATTAAGAAAGCATTATTTAGCACTAGAGGCCCAAGCGTACGATCAGGCGTTAGAGAAACAGAAAGCCAAAGAAATCAAAGAAGATAATGACAGAGCAAATAAAGTGCGGTCATTTTTTAATGATATTCGTGGTTCAGGTAATGATCCGTATGTCCAAAGTGATATTACTCGAGAAGATCAGCTAGTTAAGGCGCAAGAGCTGTATGAGCAGCAACTTATCAATGTTCAACAGTTCGAAGAGGCCAAGGCGCTAATAGAAGATCAGTATCGGCAACGCAAGGAAGATTTAGATAGACAAGCGCTAACGACACAGCTAAATATCGCGGCATCATTATTTGATGGGTTGGCAGGATTGGCGGAATCGGCAGGTGGCAAGCAATCTGCTGCATACAGAACACTTTTTGCTATCTCTAAATCATTTCAAATCGCAGAGTCCTTAATTAACTTACATGCCGCAGTTATGAAAGCTATGAATGACCCTACAGCAGTTACGCCAGCACAGAAATTTGCGAATATGGCAGCTGTTGCAAGTCAAGGTGCTGCAGTTTTGAATCAACTTAAAAGCGTCACTATTTCGGGGGCTCGTGCAAGTGGTGGTTATGTTGGCGGAGGAAGAACCTATCTTGTTGGGGAGAAAGGTCCTGAGTTATTCACGCCAGGAGCAAGTGGGCAGATTACTAGCAATTCCAATCTAAATAAAGCATTGAGTGAATCAAATAGTAAGACGGTTGTCATTAACCAAACAAATAACTTCGGTGATGGGGAAGGCGATCCTGCTTTAGCAGCGAATATTGCTAGATTAACTAAAGCTCAGGTTTATGAAGTGCTCAGAACTGAAACAAGAAGTGGCGGAATAATGGGGTAAAATTATGAAGGAATTATTTGATTTTAAAGTGCAGTGGGGGATGCAATTAGACTTTAAGCCAAAAGTTGATGTAATTAAGTTTGGCGATGGCTATGAGCAGCGTAGAGTTGAAAGTATTAACTCTATCCCTTTATCAACCACAGCAACAATTAGATACCATAAAACACGCGAAAGAAACATGATTGGTTCTCTTGATTCTTTCCTTATGCGTCATGGCGGTTACAAATCATTTGAGTGGATTCCTCCTGGTGAATCTAAGCGTATATTAATTGTTTGCTCCGAATGGTCGAAAATTGATAATGGTCCTTACGTTGAATATTCATTACAGTTTCGACAAGTTTTTAACTGATTTGAGAGCCTTATCACAAATAAAAAAGTTGAAATAAGGTAGGATCACTAGCCATTCAATTTTATTGAGTTAGGAGGATTGTGTGGCTATTAGATTCAGAAAAACAAAGAAAATTTTACCGGGAGTAAAATTAAATCTAAGTAAATCAGGTGTAAGTGTCACGGCTGGGGTTAAAGGTGCATCAATTAATATAGGGAAAGATGGCGTTTATCGTAATTTAGGAATACCAGGAACAGGTATATCTAAACGGGATAAATTGAAATTTACTCAAGATAAAGATGAGGACTATCTAGAAGTATTAATTGATTATGTAACCGATGGCGAGATATTTACATTAAATGTGGACGCAACTAATTATTTTCCTGAAGAGAAGGCGATTTATGGGTATTGCGAAGAAGTAGAAGGAGAATCGATCTTTTATTTGAATAATATCCAAAGAGCGATTGATGTTAATTCTGGAGATGAAATAGAAGATCTTCAAATTTTTTTTTCACAATTAAACCATCAACGAAATGAAAGCGGTGAGTTGCCAATAGGTAAAATCCTTGTTGTGACATTTATACTATTCATAATTGCCTATATCTTTGTTTTTACCAAAAATTAAATTAACAAATCCCCCCCCTATAATTAAGACTAATATACCAAAGCCGCTCTAAGCGGCTTTTTTATTGGAGTAAACAATGCCA